AAGTAAGCCGTACCAAAATTTTACTATGAAATCTATACAGAAAGGAGCGTGATGAGATGGCTGATATTTATGGTTCCCACTTTGAGTACGGCGGCATTTCGTCCAGACAGTATAGTCTGATTATCGCAAATGTCAACACGAGTAGGGTCACAACGCTTAGCGGTAGCAAGGAAGGCGTAACGATTTTTAGCAGAAACGCAAAGAAGCGTTATCTAATTGATGACGATTACACCAAATCTCCTATATCTATGCAAATCGAAATCGTGACTGAGAATGGCAGACGACTGGAGACCGTAGAGCGTAGACAGATTGAAAAGTGGCTTTTCAATCATCGTACATATCGCAAGCTATACTTGGATATCGCGGATGACGAGCTTGGTGAGACCTACGAGTATGTTGACGGCAAGCGACTTCGTAACTATCTAAACTGCAGACTTATCAATCCTGAAAAGATGGAATATCAAGGCGGTGTTGTTGGCTATAAAGTCACTCTCGAAGCAGATAGCAATATGTACTGGCAAGATGCGACTGTTAAGAAATTCTCTGTCAACAACGGCGCTGCGGATGTTAGTACCGTTATCACTGTCAATGTTGATACAGACCTTGATGAGTACATCTACCCGAAAGTTACTATCAAGATGGGCACAACTGGTGGTGATATCACTATTGCAAATAACTCCGACGACAGCACTCGATTTACGAAGTTCGTTGGCATCGGTGCTTCCGCTACAGTCATTTTGAAGGGCGAGCTTAATTATGTCAGCGGTCAGTATTACGAAAAGTTCTATCAAAGGAACTTCATCAGGCTGCTTGATGGTGAGAATAAACTGATGGTTCTGGGCGATATAGATTCCATCGAATTTGAGTATTCCGCCAGGAGGGTGATGTAAATGATAGTCAGATACAGTACCCTTAGAAATCTGGAGATTCCTAAGTTTACACTCTGCAGCCCAGGCAGTGTTTACAACAACGGTCTCCTTTCCAAGGTGGTTGGTATTCTTGTCGACCACGAGGCAGAGGAAATTGTTTTCAATTTCAACTCTACTTCCGAGTTAAACCTTCGTGTGAATCGTGTAACCAGAGAAGACGCAGAGGACAACGCACATACATATCGTCTCTATAAGTCTATTCAAAACCGCCGTCTTATCTTCGTTGAGGACATCGGATATTTTATGATTACGAGCATCGACGACGGCTATGACGGGACTCTACACTACAAGGATATTAAGGCACAGTCTGTTGATATCGAAATTTCTCAGAAGATGATTCCTTATATCGCCAATGGCACATATCGTTTCAAATCTGACGAGACAGGCACCAACAAGGGTATTCTTGAAACTATCGTTGAGACGCTACCTTTGTGGACTATCGGTTATGTTGATGATGCCGTTGCCAGCAAGTGGCGCACATTCGAGGATGTTGACACCTCACTGAATTGCCTCGCTTTCCTTTTGGAGAATGTGCAGGACGCGTATGAGTGCATCGTTATCTTCGACTGCATTAACCGCACCATCAATGTGTATGCCCAAGACAACTATGTCCAACAGACAAATATCCATATCACTAAGGAAGACCTCATTAACTCTCTGGATATCACAGAGAATGCGGATGACCTCTATACCGCAATCAGCGTTCTCGGTGACGAGAATGTGACTATTTCTGCTATTAACCCGCTCGGCACGAATGTTATCTATAACTTCGACTATTACCTGAGTTGGATGTCTGATGGTCTTGGCGCAAAGGTTAAGGCTTGGCAAGACGCTATCGCAGAACAGATGGAGGAATACTACAAACTGAACCTGCAGTATTACGAACAGCTCGCTTTGGCTGCAAATTTACAGCTTGAGTTTGAGAAGCTCGCTGCACAGTTGAAGATGTATAACCGTTGTCGTGACAATATTGTAGCCGAGTCCGACACCACCCTTGTCGGCAATTACAATACGGTCATCATCGAAAATGGTGGTACCGCTATCACTGTGTATGAAGAAATTGCAGATACATTAGCCTGCATCGACAACCTTATCGACGAGTGCGAAAGTCAGCAAGACAATGTCACGGCAGAACTGGATAAGGTCAATGTATATCTGGTTATGTATAAAACCGATATCACAAAGATTCAGCAGGCGCTGTCAATCACGGACTACTTTACCGAGGAAGAATATACAGAGCTTTGTCACTACATCTTTGAGGGCAGTTACACCGACGAGTATGTCACTATCACAGATATTATGACATATGAGGAAAAATTCGCACAGATGAAGATTTTGTACGACAGAGCCAAGGGGCGTCTTGAGCGGGTATCGCAACCCACGCAGGAATTTAGTGTTGATGTTGAAAACTTCATCTTCATCAAAGAGTTTGCCCAGTGGAGTGAACAGCTTGAGACAGGATGTCTTATCAATGTCGAACTTGATACAAACGACATCGCACTGTTGTTCTTATCGAACATCACAATTAACTATGACGACCGCTCGCTGAGTATGACATTCGGCAATCGGTTTAATAAGTTTGACCCCAAGTCTTTGTTTGACAATATGCTCGGAGATATCTCAAAGTCTGCCAACACGCTGAATTTCATTAAGGAAATTTTGTACCCGATTAAGAACGGTGAATTCAACTCTATGAAAGAGGCTCTGCAGACATCTCGTAATCTGACTATGAGCGCCGTTCTGTCTTCGACAAACGAGGAAGTCCTCATTGACGGCTCTGGCTACACAAGCCGAAAACTCCTCGATGACGGTACATACGACCCAAGACAGGTTAAGATAACCGGCAGGACATTGGTCTTTACCGATGACGCTTGGGACACCTGTAAAGCTGCAATCGGCGAGTTGATTCTTGGCGACGGCAGTGTCGCCTACGGTGTTAATGCTGAGACCATCATCGGTGACTTGATTGTAGGTCATAACTTGGTAATCAAGAACTCCGATGGCGAGGAATTGTTTACGGTGCTTGACGACAGAGTAACCTCCACGGTCAAGGGTGCTATCGATGGCGATGAAAATGGCTTAATGCCGGATGGCTCAAAGAGTATCTCCACTATGATTTCTGAGGTCAATCAAACTGCACAGAACTTCAGCATTGTTATAAGCAAAATCGCTACCGAGAACGAAGACGGAACATATTCTGTGCATTCCGTAACCACACAAACCGGATACACATTTAACCAAGATGGTCTAACCATCTACAAGAGTGGCGAAGACATTAAAAACTTGTTAGACAACAAGGGTATGTCTGTGTCCCGTATTGTTGGTTCCGAAGAAGAAGCAATTTTAACGGCAGACACCAATGGTGTTGATGCCATCAACTTAACAGCAAGACAGTACCTTATTGTCGGCAGCAATAGCCGTTTCGAGAACTACGATAACGGAACAGACAGCCATCGTACAGCTTGCTTCTATATTGGAGAATAAGGAGGTGTATGTATGGCTACATTAGGTGCTCCGCTATACTACAAAAATGGCAGTAGCGGATATTCATCTGTTATCGGATACGAAAGCAAAAGTAACCGTGTTGTGCGATTTAGCTTCAAAACAGGAAGCACTGGCGCAACGAGCATTAGTATCAGTGTGACCGCCGGCACAATCTCAAACCAGCAGGGCGATGATTTAACTTCGATTCCGTTTTATGTTACGACAAGTTCAACAAGCCACGCCGACGCAAACGGCGCAGATGGCGTTGCCGTTACAGGCTATATCAGAGGTTCGAGTGGCAAGGCATATTCAGGTAGCGCATCTGTCGTGTTGAAGGCAGATACCACATACTACCTTTGGTTTTTCCCTGGTTCCAAAACCTATGGCTGGTCGTATTGGCACAACAATAGTTATTACTATACTGACTGTACCCCGAGCGGAACATCAAAGTTCGCGCTAACTATTTCTGCGGGAACAGGCTCCACTATTACCGTCAACAGAACTTCATCATCTGTTGGTTTAAGCACTGGTAATTTATCCAGCGGTGCTGTGATTTATAAAAACGACAAGTTGAAAATTACTTTTGCTCCGAAAACAAATTATAAGTTGCTCACCCAAAAGATGAATGGAACAACCATAGCGTCTGGTAACACACATACTGTATCTGGGGACATCTCTGTTACTGCTACGGCGCAGGTGTTAGCGTCTAATGTTGGTGCAACCGATGCAAATATCGGTAGCACATCGACGATTACAGTAACGAAATATAACACAAATTATTACCACACATTGCAGTATAGCTTCGGAAGCCTGTCTGGATATATCACAAGTTCTGGCGGTGTGCAAAGCAGTGCGACGAGATTCAAAACTACGAGTATAGCGTTCTCGATTCCGACAGCGTTTTACGCACAGATTCCAAATGCAAAGACAGGCACTTGCACGATTACCTGTAAGACATATGAAACATCGTCAAGTACCACTCAGCTTGGTAACTCCACAACTTGCCAAATCACGATTACGGCTGCGGAGAGTCTGTGCAAGCCGACAGTCAGTGGTGTGGTCATCGACACAAACGCCACAACAAAGGCACTGACCGGTAATGAAAAAACACTGATAAGGTATAAATCCACAGCGCAGTGTACCATTACGGCAACCGCAAAAAACTCTGCGACCATTTCGACGAAGTACATCAATGATGTTGCTCCGACAGACAATGTTCGTACCCTGTCTAATGTGAGTGCAACACAGTTTGTATTCAATACGACAGACTCTCGTGGTTATTCAAACTCTGCGACCGTGAAACCTACCATTATCAACTATATCGCACTGACTTGCAACCCGTTGATTTCGAGACCCACGCCCACTGGCGACAAAATCGTAATGACGGTGTCCGGCAATGTCTATCGTGGTTCGTTTGGTGCGTATACAAACACATTGACACTGCGATACCGTTATAAAGAGTCTGGTGGTTCGTATGGTTCGTGGCAGACGATTGAAGCATCGCTGTTAACTCTTGGTACATCGTCCTATCGTTCGACATCTGAAATCGAACTAACGGCGTATCCGACAACCGACGAAAACGGCGAAACCATAAATCCTGGATTTGACTATCATTTAGACTATGATTTCCAAGTGCAGGTGTACGACGGCGCTGGCGGATATACGCTGAGTACAGTCAATAAGTATGTCACGGTCAACCGTGGTATCCCAGTATTCGACTGGGGCGAAAACGACTTTAATATCAATGTTGCATTGATGTTAAACAATGTAAACATTCTAAATATTATGTACCCTGTTGGTGCTGTTTATATGCACAGCAGTAGTACACTACCGACCGTTGTTTCCAATGTTGGCACCTGGACAAGTGTGGCTACTGGAATTAACGGAGTGTATGCCTGGAAACGAACGGCATAACACAATAAATTAAAGGATTGGAGGATTGCAAATGAGCATACTCGTTAATGTTGTAAACCAAAAGATGTATGTCTCTTCCACAATGGAGGGCATCGTTGCAGGTTCGCAGCAGTTCGTTAAGTTCAGATTTAATCTGAGTGACGAGTGGGATGGCTTACTGACATTCGCGCAGTTCAGACAGAACGGCGTCGCATATAACCAGTATCTCGACGAAGAGAATGCCGCCTATCTGCCTGCAGAAATTGGCGTCGGTACTTGCACGCTGATGCTGTATGGTAGTCACGATAAGACTATCGGTACAACGAATTACTTAACACTCAAAATCGACGAGAATATTCTTGTGTCCGACGCTTCGAGCACAGATATTTCCGAGTCGCTCTATAACCAGCTTGTCACCAAGATTAACGCAGTTACTTCTTGGAACGGTCAGAGCGTTGCTGACCTTGAAGCTGATGTGCAGGATTTGACTGCACAGATGAGCCGTAAAGCTTCTCAAGCAGACCTCATCAACGAGATTGCACGAGCAAAAGCAAAAGAGGATGCGAACGCAGCTCAGATTTTACTGAAGGCTGACCAGTCTCAGGTAGACGAGCTCGAACTGAAAGTCACAGAGCTGGCTAACAATGAGGTTATCGCAGACCTTATCGGCACAGCCGTTGAACAGGAAATGGCTGAATACCTCGCAAGCGGTGCCCTTGCCAACTTAACCTTGGAAGACGGCAGCGTAACAAAGGCGAAGGTATCCGAAGAAGTAGCTGAGTCTTTGGACAAAGCAGATACTGCTATGCAGCCCAGTGTGTATGACCCGCAGGGTCTTGAAGTCGATGTGTACTCCTACGCACAGGGTCGTGCTGATATCGTCAAGAAAGACCTTGATACTGTTCGTCAGGAGATTGCCGACGCTTATGTACTGACAGACACACTGAAATACACCAAACTCGGTGACGCCGTTCGCGGTGCAGTAACTTTGTCTCGTAATTATGCGCAGGCGCTGTTGGCAGACTATAAGGCATTTACAATCGAAATCGTTGATGAACTGCCTACTGCAGGTAATGCACAGACTTTCTACCTCGTTCCCAAGGATTCTGGAGACGGCTACGACAAGTATTGGTACATCACTGATGCTGGTGGCAACAGTATTTGGGATGTGTTTGGTGGTTCTTCCACTGAGGTCGTCGATGCGCTGCCTACCGTTGGTGAACCCGATGTTGACTACATCTTAAAGTCTCCCTCTGGTTATCTGTACTACAAGTATATCGATGGCTTCTGGCAGATTATCGCTGGCTCTTTGGCTTATGTGTCTACTACATTGCCCGATGTTGAAAATGGTAGCGAGTTTACCGATTACTACATCGTCAACCAGGATGACGGCTCTTATACCCACTATCGTTTCATCAATGGTTCGTTCCGTGTGATTGGTGGCGACGGCTACACTAAGGACGAAGTCAATGAGATGGTGTCCGGTGTTAGTGATGACCTTAATGCCACAAATCAGAATGTGGAATCCAACACCACAAACATCGCTGCGTTAAGCAGCACTGTCACCAAGTTGCAACAGGACTTCAGCAATCTTGATGTTGAGGGTTACACCTACTATGCAACATACGGCACGACTGCTATGATTTCCGGCGAAGTCAAGGATAATGTTTATACATTATTCCAGTGCAAAGACGGCGTTGAGGAAGTTGTCAGCCAGTTCGTTATCGCCGGTGGTGGCGGCGGTGGCGGTGAAACCACAACTACCAACTTGGTGGTTGAGCGTATCACTTCTTCTCCCGTTGTCGCAACACCGACGGACAAAATTGAATTACAGTACAGTTATTCTTCCACCGACTCCGACGGTGAGGAAATTGACGGTACTTACACTTGGAAACTCGGCACTGCTATTATCGGCACAGGTGCGTGTATCCAAGGCACCAATACCTTTGATGTCACAGACTTCGTTGGCGTTGGTACGCAGAAACTGACCCTGACCATCGTTGACGACGGTGGTAGTGCAGTCGTGAAGACTTGGACTATTCAGATTGTCGATGTACGCCTGGAGTCTGCTTTCAGCGACAAGATTACATACGCGGCTAACAAGACCGTGAACTTCACATATACACCTTATGGCGCCGTTGCAAAGACGGTGCATTTCATCCTGGACGGCGTTGAGCTTGACCCTGTTGTCACCACGGCTTCTGGTACACTCCAGTCTTACACATTGCCTGCACAGGCACACGGTGCGCATCTGCTTGAGTGTTACATCACAGCTACGGTCAACAGTATGGACATCGAGACCGCCCACATCTTCAAGGACATCATTTGGTACGACGAGGAGTCTACCGTGCCTGTAATCGGCTGTATCTACAGATATGACCACTACGGCAAGGTCGCTGCAAGACAGTACGACTCCACGAACATCGTGTACTATGTCTTTGACCCCGCAACAGGTTCTCCTACTGTATCGCACACAGCAGACGGTGCGGCTGTGTCCACCCAGACACTGACTGGCTCCGCTAATACCTGGACATATAAGACCGACGACATCGGCGACCACACCCTCGTGATTTCCTGCAAGGGCACATCTGTAACTATTGTTATGGACATTAAGGAGCTGGGTGTTGATATCGCTCCCGTCACCGCCAACTTGGCATTTGACTTTAACCCCGTTGGTTTGTCTAACTCCAGTGATAGCCGTCTGTGGGTCGATGAGAACACAGGTGTTGCAATGAGTGTTTCTGACAACTTTGACTGGATTAACGGTGGTTATCAGCTTGATGCCGATGGCAACCAATATTTCTGCGTCAAGGCTGGCACAGAAGCATATATCGACTATAAGCTGTTTGGACAGGATGCAAGCGTAGCGGGTGCCGCATTTAGAGCAATTTTCAAGGTAACCAATGTACGAGATGTTGATGCAACATTCTTGTCTTGTGTTGCTGGTGAAACACCTGTCGGTCTCCGAATGGATGCCCACGCGGCATATCTGATGACCAGTGGTACTGGTGCTAATCCTCTGTATATGCCTTACAGCGAGAACGACATCATCGAATTCGACTACTCCGTCAACCCCATTGACACAGAGAACACAGAAGCTACCGCTTTGATTATGAGCTACGAAGACGGCACCGGCTACAGACCCCTGCTGTACGACGCATCTCATCGTCTGTACCAGTATGCTGCTGATGCTGTGCCTATCACTATTGGTTCTCCCGACTGTGATGTTCATATTTATCGTATGAAGGCGTACACATCTGTGTTGAGCGATGATGACATTCTGTCGAACTACATCGCTGATGCTCGTGACTCTGAGACAATGCTCAAGAGATATGACGAGAGTCAGATTTACAACGAGAACAACGCACTCACTCCCGAGTTCGTTGCCAAAGCCTGTCCTGACCTGAAAATCATCAAGATTGATGCTCCGTATTTCACGCAGGACAAGAAAGAGATGGTTAAGAACACAACTGTTCAGTGTATTCATACTAACGGCGATGCCGCACTTGACAACTGGACAGCCCGTAACTGCTACCACTCTGGACAGGGTACTACCTCTAACGAATATGGTTACGCAGGCAGAAACCTGAATATCTATATGTGCTTCGACGGTAATTACACCAATAAGAACTGCACATATGATGCGTCCTACATCACCGAGCTGACTATGGGTGATGGTACCAAGTATTCCGATGGTACTGGTAAGGTCACTCTGACAAGAACTTCCGTTCCTAACGCTCTGTTCAATATCAAGGTTAACATTGCTTCTTCCGAGAATGCTAACAACGCCTTACTCGCACAGAGATACCATCGTTATCTCCCGTACACTCCTGTCAGCGCAAAGCGTGACCCGAACGCAAAGACCACTATGGAGTTTGTCAACTGTGTTGTATTCGTTCGTGAGAACGATAGCGACCTCTCTACTCACAGAGAGTTCCAGGATACAGAGTGGCACTTCTACGCACTGGGTAACATCGGTGACTCCAAGGATACCGACCAAACTCGTACAAATGACCCTGACGACCATAACGAGTTCGTTGTGGAAATCTCCGATAATACCAAGCCTAACTCTACCTTCCCCACAGGTGTGACTGACTCCGAGGGCAAGCAGGTATTCCCGATTCAGGAATCTCAGTGGGTAGCTGGTAATACCGCCTACGACTCGCTGATGAATAATTGGGACGAGACATTCGAGTTCCGTTATACTCATCCCGACATCACTGACGAGGAAGAAGCTACCTGTGTTCAGATTTGGAACGATATGTATAAGTGGATGATTACATCGTCCGACGAGGCATTCGTATCTGAATTAGGAAACTGGTTCATCGAGGACGCCGCACTGTATATGTACCTGTTCACAGAACGCTACACGATGCTGGATAACCGTGCGAAGAACACATTCTGGCACTGGGGCAAAGTGTATATTACCGAAGCCGAAGCAACCGAAATGGGTGCTACAAAGGCTGCGTGGTTTACAATCGATAACGAAAAGGCTGCTATCAACAACGGCTATCGTTTCGACTTCTGGGACTACGATAACGACACGAGCTTGGGTATTAACAACTCTGGTGAGATGACTCAGCCTTACGGCAGAGAGGATATCGACTATCGTACCGAGGGAGACCCGAACTCCGGTTATGTCTTCAACGCTGCGGAAAGCACATTCTTCCGTAGAATCCGCAGCCTGATGCACACCCAGTTACAAGCTATGTACCTCAGCCGTGAAAGTGTTGGCTGCTGGAGTGCAACCGGTTTAATCAACGAGTTTGATAACTGGCAGAACCAGTTCTGTCCGGCATTGTGGAAGCTTGACACCGAGCGTAAATACTACCGTACATACTACGGCGGTACGAAGCGTTTCTTGGAAACTATGATGAATGGTCGTAAGAAATATCATCGTAGACAATGGGAACGCGACCAGGAAGCTTACATGGGCACCAAGTATGTTGGCGCTACTGTAAAGGCAGACCAAATTATGTTCAGATGTAACACTCCGCTGAGCGCCGTTGTTGCTCCGAACTACGACCTGAGTATTATCCCGTACACCGATATGTATCTGTCTGTGCTGTATGGTAACTCCGCTACTCCTATGCAGATTCGTGCAAAGGCTGGTCAGGAGTACACTATCGAGAATCCTCTTGGCGGCACAATGGACGATACCGCTATCCTGATTTATTGTGCGTCCCGTATTCAGGCGCTCAATGACCTTTCTGGCTGTTATATTCACGATAACGACTTCTCTAAAGCATCCAAGCTTCAGCAGTTGATTATCGGTAACAGTACCGAGGGCTACACCAACACATTTATGACCGAGCTGAACATTGGTAACAACGCTCTGTTGAAGGAACTGAATGTGCGTAACTGCCCGAACTTGGTTGGCTCTGTCAACCTCACAAACTGTGGTAACCTCGAGACATTCTATGCCGAGGGCACTGCAATCACCGGTGTAACATTTGCACCGAACGGCAAGATTGTTACTGCCTATCTGCCCGACACAATCAATACTCTGTCTATGAAGAACCTCAACTATCTGACAGACCTGCAGGTGTCTTACGACAACCTCGAGTCTCTGACGGAAGAGAACTCTATCGTTGACGAGCTTGCGATTGTTAATGATGCAGTTGACACTCTGCAGACACTCCGTCTGACAGGCATCAACTGGACTTTAGCTGACACAACTCTGCTTAATCAAATCCTCGCTATGAACAGCTCCGTTCTGACTGGTAAAGTTTACATTAGCGGTGCGATTAGAAATCAGGAGTTGCTGAACTATGCTAAAGCGTGGGCTGACCTGGAAGTGACCTACAATGTTGCCAACCTTGTTACTCAGTATCTCGTTACCTATGTTAACGATGATGACCAAAACACTGTTTTATATGAAGCCTATGTCGACCGTGGTTCTACTCCGCCCGACCCGTATGCAGAGGGTTGGATTGCTAAGCCCGAAAAGGCTGCAGACGCTCAGTATACCTACGAGTTTGACAGTTGGGACGGCATCGAAGATGATGTCTTAACTGCGAAAACCGTGACGGCAAAATACACGGAAACGGTTCGTACATACACAGTAACTTGGTATTCGAGACCCGGTCTGCCCTTAACCTCTGTAACTGCTGATTACGGTAGTGAAGTGGTTTATCCTGGCGAAACACCGACGAACGAAACTGAGGAAGCAACCTACATCTACAATGTCTTTGCAGGATGGGATAAGAGCACTGGCTATATCACAGAGGATACCGATGTGTATGCTATCTGGGCAAGAGCCGAGCTCCCCACAACCGAGAAAGACTTGAAGGATATGACTCCTGGCGAAATCTTCGCTGTTACTTCTTCTGGAAGAACTGCGAACTACTTCACACTGAAAGACTATGTCGATATCACTCTTGGTCACGACTTTGACTTCAGCAATGTGGAGAGCGAAGTGCTCGCTGAAAATCTGTACCTTGACGGTCAGACTGCAGTGGATAAACAGGTAACTCTCTTTGGAGAAAACGACAGGTCGTTCACTATGGCTATCGACTACCAGTTTACTGGTACAGATACAAATAGTACGCTTGTCTCTTGCTTCGAGGAAGATGGTTCCGAAGGATTCCGTCTGCGTTATAATGGTCAGCCCGACATTCAGTGGGGCGATGTAAGCCAGAAGTTTGGTAGTGGTAAATATCGTGATATTGTCGTTATCAGACACCGTAAGGGTGAAGACAAGTTGTATGTATACGCATCTAACAACACTTCCAGCTCTTTCGATATGTCGACTCTGAGAGCAGAGCTCACAAGAACACGCAGTACCACTACAGACCAAATTATCACCTTTGGTGCTATCAGATTCAAAGCCGATGGCGGTCACGACGACTATGGTCACGGACACATCCACTGGTGTAAAATCTGGTACGAAGACCTCGGTGACACGAACGCTCAGCAGTTGGCTTCTTGGTATCGCGAGCCTGTTCGTATGGAGTATTATGGCACCAATATTTACAGACTTGCTGGCGGTACAAGCCAGAAGTCGAACGCATCGTTCATCTGTAACCACTTGCTTGCTGCAAGAGGTCAAGTAATGAACCCTGCGCCGAATACGAATGCCGGTGGTTGGGAAGCCTCGAGAATGCGCACATTCTTGAATACAAGGTTCCTTGCTGCGCTCCCGACCGTATGGCAGTCTATGCTGAAGCAGGTCAAAATTAGCGCATCTGCTGGTAGTCAGTCTACTGAAATTCTTATTTCCGAAGACTATATCTACCTGCCTTGTTTGACAGAAATGAACAATGCGTCTGACAGCATTTATCCGAGCGAGGGTGATTACATCACTTGGTACACATCTAACCCTGCCAGAGTTAAGTTCAGAGGATATAAGATTCCTGACGACTCCACGAGATATACCGCTTCGTCCGACCCGTCGACAAGTTCTACGAACAATGTCAAAGAGGGCGATGTTTGGATTCACTCTGGAAACTCCAGTATTGGATACACCTATGTGACACAGCAATACTTGGATGAGTACGGCATCACTCCGAAATACACCGCATCCATCGGAGGCGGTTGGATTGAAGCCACCTACTGGTGGCTGCGTTCGCCTCTTGTGG